GCCCTGTATCTGAAGATATGAAATCTCTCTCGAGTAACAGATCAACTAGGTCGATAATATTTATTATTGACCATTTGTTCAATATGTTATTCTTGATTGATGACATCTCCATTCCATCTAAAGCTAACCTTTTGGTGAACTCTATTTGTGAATGCTCTTCGTTTCCAATGACTGATTTATTGAGGTTGATAGGAATTCCTAACTTTCTCATCAGATCTTGGTAGATACTGGCGACTTTCGTATTAAATATTACCACGTCATCTCCAAGTAGACTGTAATCACTGAAGAACTTTAATGGTTTACCATTACTGATTCTTTCAGTATTAGCAGCGAACTGGATTATATCGTGGTGCCACAATGCAAAAGAGGGGAATGAAGATAGTAAACCTAAAGGTTGACCTACCTTCCATCGAACTCGTGTATTGCGGTCTTTAATATGAAAGTCCCGTTCCGTCATTACTCTTCTCCATAATACTCCAAGGTTCTCTTGTAGCAAATTCAATCGGTGTTCCTGCATAAAAACAGGTATCCGGTCTGAAGCTGCTGAGAGATCGAAACAATATGTAGGCTTCCCTTTTGAGCAGGACAGGAGCTTTTTAAAGCCACCATCCTGGTCGTTTGTGGAATCCGTACTTATTGATCTCAAGGTTTTATACAGACTTGTCTGTATGACCTTCAAGGAGCATTGAGACCAGTAATCTGCAATGGCAAAGATTCTAGTCTTACCACCAGGTTCGGCCGAAAAGCCTAACCTACCGGTGATATACTTCTCTTTGCTTTCATACGATGTTCCCTGTTCTTCCATCCACTCTGTGAGCCAGCTCTGCCTTAAGGCGAAGTTGATCTCCTTTATGGATTGGTAAAGTTCAGGGTCATCCATGACTCCTTTAGCGTCAAGATGTGCACATGCTACAGCGGGGCCGTTTGGTCCCTTTGATAGTGTTGTGAACACTTGGTCTTCTAGAGGAGATTGCTTTTGTAGAGTACCTAGGTACCAAGGATACTTATTTGTAAAATTTTCTAAAAATATTCTAAACTGC